AATAACAGTTTTTCGCCTGTTGGCATATTATAATATTGACCCGGAGTTATGTTTCTATCTCTGAATAGGATATAACTAAAAAATAGCTCCGGGTCGTCTGTTAGTTTTTTACTATTTTCTCAACGGCTTCATCGCCGAACCCTGACAAGTCCATTATCGAATTATACAAATTCACAACCTCGCCCGGTAACAATAGTGTTTCCACAAGTTCAACGGGTGTAAGTGGATTTTTACGCCCTTCGGGAGTGAATTTTTCTCGTAACTGCTTGCTTTTCAGGTCGGGGTCAGTTACAGCCGCCAGTATTATATGTGTCTTAAATTTCTCGCCTTTCGGTAAAGCGTCCATTTCAGCCATTGTCAAAGCTCTTGCCTTGATTATAAACTTCTCGCCGAGTATCTTTGACAGCCTGCTAACCTCAAACTCGCCTGTTGGGCGTTCGGTTATCTTGTCGGCGGCGCCTAATAGCATATCAAGCATATCCATATTATTCACCCACTATCTCGTCTAAGAACTCGTACCCTGTGAATGTGAACGGCAATTCAATCTTGCCAAGTGTCGCCGCTTCCCAATCAGCGAGAGGGATTTCGTCAAACTCCACACCTGTGAGCATAATTCGTTCAGAGCCGTAGCTGTCGGGGTCTGCTAATTTACTGATTAAAGTGCAAGATGGCATTTTGCCTTCCATCACAGGTTGCATGCGCTTTGCTGCCGAACTGTCGGTTTTTAATAGCTTCAAACTGCCCGTACCCTCTGTGGATAGTAATTTTTTGCCTACCATAATGCGTCCACACATATTTACAGTTTCTTTGTTGAGAGTTACCTTTGCTTGTAGTCCGGTTGTAGCGGCTAAATATTCACCGTCGCACCAGACTTCGCCGAATGTGCCGTTAATGATTTTGTTAGCGTTCATTACATTAAACCTCCACTAGTATTTATAAAACCTCCATCAATCGACATCGTGAAGTTTTCCATTGCATCAAGTATTTTTACGCTTGCGGTGATAAACACTTCATCGCCTGTTGGAGCTTCTTTTATCTCACGCTCTGTCATTTCAGAGACAGCAATGCCCTTTTCTGCTAAATACGCCGTTTGAGCGGCAATATCAATGCCAACGGTTGAACCGGTTTGCAAAATACCACTGTTTTCAAGCTGCGTAAAATACTCTTTAATCGCTGCTATTACAAGGCATTTATTATCATAGTTGTTCGCAAATCTGCCTACATAGTTTCGCTTAAATGCGTTTCTCAAGTCGCTTGTAATCTTGTCCTGTGCCTCTACGATTTTAATTTTCTTATCGTCCTCGCTTCCGGTCATTTGTGCAGATGTTACGCCCCTTGCAATCCTAACGCTGTCGCCATCGTTGATTAGGATTAGCTTACCTGCGTTTATTGCGGCTTCCTGCTCTGCAATAGAAATGCGTTTTACACTCCTAACTTCGGGTAACACTGCATAAGTGCAACTTCTATCAAGTGGTATTGTTGCCAATAAGCCAGCGATACGGCTTGTATACTGTGCCGCTGTGTATGTACCTAGCAAGCCGCCAGTTTTGATTTCATCTGCGTCAAAAGATACAATCGCCTTATCGTCTGCATCAATAGTAACAACAGCCTTATACTTCGCATTGCGTTCCTCTCTTGCATCAATCACAAAATCAACAATCGCTTGCTGGTCGTCCTCGTCGCCATCAGGAAATCCAGCAATCCAGTCAAAGTCGTATGCAGACAACATCTCTAACGCCTTTTCTGCTGTATCTCCCTCGCCTGTGGTGTCGCCCTCGCCTGTGGTGCCGCCCTCGCCTGTGGTGCCGCCCTCGCCTGTGGTGCCGCCCTCCCTCGCCTGTTGCTGTACCGCGCCTGTTGCGGGGTCTTTTAAGCCAATCACTGCAACGAGTACCTTTTTAGGCGGGTTTTCGTAACCTAAGAACGCCGCTTCGATAAATTTCTTGTTGGCGCCCGATAACATCCGCCCGATGTCCTCTTTGCTTGTCATTTCAATTACACCCGTTATGGGTTCAGCATCTCTCACTATCAAAGCAACCACGCCACGCCCAGCGTTTCTTATCAGCGTTTCTGCGGCTGCTTTGAACTCAACGTTTATTTTGGGTAATCCAATACTCATGTTCTCACCTCTAAGTTTATTTTTTCCATTTCGTCAAAACCCTGTTCGGTTCTAACTGTGTCGTAGTATTCGAGGGTTATATCTACATACCCCTCATTAAAGCCAATATCACCATCTACTTGAATAACATTCGACCTGCCTACCTTGCCACTATCGAATAAGCGACACACGTCATCAACAATTTTTTCGCTGTTTGCGTAGCCGTAGTCGTCAAGCGTTTCAAAACAGACAATCTCATATTTTTCAGTTCGTTGGCATAAATTGATGTTCAGCCTTGTATGCTTGCTGGAGTGTGTTACAATACAAAAGCAGGGGCGCGTGAAGTTCTGCGGCGTAAATCCTTTGTCGTATATCTCATACGCTGGGTATGCCGCTTTCAACAGCTTTATTATCTCTGTTTTCATTCGCCACCACCTTCGATTCTATCTTTTATTTGCTGAACGAATTTTTCGACTTCACGCTCTGCTATGCCCTTTGCGTCTGCTTGTGATTTTTTATAAAACCAAAATCCGTCAACCCATGCTTTGCGTGTGTCGTTCGCTCGTATTCTATTCGGTCGCCTACCGCTGCCTAATACAGTTCTATGTCCACATTCTAAGTAGTTAGTTATTGCGCCGGGACTGTTTGGGCCTGTTGAAGTTGCTACTGCTCTAACCGCTACATACCCGCCACCACTACCAACGAACTTCTCTTGCCAGTTGCGGATTTTACCTCTGCTATCATTTAATCCGCTTGTAGCGATGTTGCTGTCAACGGTATGCTTGAGTTGTTCACCCATGCGCTCGTGCAACTCCCTGCGCATTCGTGGTGCATCTTTAACAACCGAGTTAAAGCCGTTAATCAGTTCGGCTAACCCTTTAACCTCTACGCTGCTGCTCATGCCTCAACCTTCCTTTCAAGCTCGTATTCGTTCTTGTGGCTGTCGAGAGTGCGGCAATTTTTGACGGTGTAGTCATCGACCTTATCGCCCGTTTTTAATTCGATTAGCTTCGATGTTATTAGCACTAATTTCTGCGTGTTTACGATTTGCGGTTCTCGTTGCTCATACATCGGGTATTTTTCTGCCAGTATGCCCGGGAATGAATACAAGCGTTTTAGCTCCTGCTTCACACGGTTCAGTGCGTCAAGCGTTTTTTCGTTGCGGTATGCTGTGAACTGTGCAACAACAACATGGGCGGTTTCAATATCGTTATACATCCTGTCCTTCGGGACTACGTTCGTTATTAAATAACGCTCACCTTTGTATTCGATAAAACCGCCCTTGTTGATGTTTCTTTGTCGCACGGTAAAAACCATTCCAGCAGAACCCATTGAGAAATTAGAAAATATGTTTTTCGTTTTTTTCTCGTCTGTCTCTGCCCATATTGAAGCAATTTGCGTTAGCGTGTAGTCGCCGTTACTGTCTCTTATAACGTCTAACAGACGTATTCGTTTATCCACACCACCACCGCCTTAAATCAGGTTACGACGGTGCATTCCGAGTATGGTCTGCACCGTTTTATTGACATTATCGTTATCTACGGTCATTTGCCGATTGTCGAACATATCAGAGCATAGAACTAAACAAGCGATAGTTACATCCGCATACTCGTCTAATTCGTCAATGGTCAACCCCGTGTAGCTGGTGATGTATGATTTTGCGGCTGTTAGGATAATATCCATTTCTGCAAGTATCGCCGCCTGCTCCGCTTCGGTGAAACCGTCTAGGTCAATACGAGCATAGCCAACAGCTATTGCGTTTGTAATTTCGCTTATTTTCATCGTTTACGCTCCTTCGGGTTCTGTCAGTGATACGGTAAATTCCTGTACCGCATAGCCGGGTGCCGATAATGTGAATGTTTTGGGGGTAGTTGCAATCTCATTGCATTTCAACCACATCACAATATCGCCTGCCTGCCCGCCTCTGTAAATCGCCTCCGTTACGTCGTCAGCGGTCAACTGATAGCCGTTGTATTTCGCAACGGTTATGTCGGCCAGCCCTGTGGTGATAAGTATGCCAATCCACTTCTGTGTACCCTGTGCGGGTACTGCGCTGGGGAATGCGGTCATATCTGCCACATTTGCAACAATGCTGATTGCGTTTCCGTCAACGGTAACGCTCTCTACTGCAGCGTGGTTGCCCGCTAATGCGTCCTCGCCATCTGCTACCGTGCAGAGCGTGGCGGAGAGGTTAAACGCATCAGGGGTCATATACCCGCTGTCCTTCAAATTCGCAAGCAGGGCGTTAAAATCGGCTTTCAGGGCGGTAACGGTTGTTGCCTCGCTCGCCGCCTGATTAGCAATAACGGGCAAGCCTGTGATTTTGCCGCCCGTTATGATTGCCAGTTCGCCACCGATTACGGTTTTTTCCCCGCCCTGCTCGGTGTAGTTTTTAGTGTTGTAACTCATATGCCACCTCACGCTTTCATTTTTAGAGTGCGGATTTTTTGTGTTTCAACAAGTTTTGCGTCAACTTCGGTGAATGCTTCAATGCCCCACATATACTTGTTAGAGTATTTTGAAGTATCAAGCCTAACCTCAATGGCCTGTGCAAACTTGACATATAGGCCGCTCATATCGCCGTATGCGATAACGGTTTCGCCACTTGCAATCTGGGGTGCTGAATCGGTGATGTAAACGGGCTTACCGAGCAACATGTAGGGGAAACCCTCACGCAAGTTCTGTTGCAAGAAATATCTGCCCTCACCGTCCTTGAGCTTGCGCAAAGCTGCTGCGGTCTTGCTGTGCATAATCCAGCATGCTTTATTCTGATAAACGGTTGGAACGCTCATTTGCAAGTCGATAAGCTCTTCGGCTGTAATTGCGCTTGAATTATCGGTTGTAACCGCTGTGGGCGCCTTCATAACGCCGTCCATGCTTATCTTTGTTGAGCCGTCAGATTCATTAAGAACGGTTGCGCCAACAATGAGCTTTTCTTCTAAGAAGTCGGCTATTGCTTCAGCTACCTGCGAGATAATGAAGGGTAGCACATCGATGTCGCTGTTTGAGAGCAACTTCCTTGAAATTGCTGTTTGTGCTGTTACGATATAGCTTTCAAGTTTGATTGTGTCAAAGCTACCCTTGCCCAAGTCGGGAGCGGTCGCTTCGTCAACAAATGAAGCTGTGAGTGTGCCTTTGTCAAATATAGGAAATGCAAGGTTGCCGCCTATGTTGAACACAGTTGCCATTGTCAAAATAGGGCTGCGCTCGCTAACTGCCTTGATAATCCTGTTTGCGATGTGAGTGGGGATAATCTTTGAGTTTTCGCCTGCGGTCATAGAAGATGTTTCACCGCGCATATAGCTAACAAACGCTCTTTCCTCCAATGCCCTCTTTTCAGCTTCGCTGTCGTCATCGCCGTCTGCTGTGCCAGCAGGCTTCAAATTCAATGCACGGAATTCCTCTTGTGCCTTGATGGTCTTGTCATACTGTGCTACTTCAGCTTTTTTAGCTTCAAATAGCGTGTTTTCTTCGTCTGTCAAAGCTCTTTTTTCTGCTTTGACTGTTGCCATGAGCTGTTCCAGCTCCTCAACTAATGCGTTTCTCTTTTCGATAAGTTCTTTCATACTTTTCCTCCAAGTTTTAATAGTTCTATTTGTTTTTCGTATAGGTCGTAGGAAATTTCCACATCATTGTTGCGGATTTCCGTAACCTCAACATCTGTTTCTAATGCACGAACCTCATAGGCTTCGGCATTCTCGCTCCTTGCTTCAATGCTTGTCGCAATGTAAGCAGGCGTTACTGATAAGATTGATACCGCTTTTAGGTAAATATCTTTTAGATACCTGCGTTCAATCTCAGGGTTGTCCGTTGGCTCTATCGTCTGGTCTTTTGGTATAAACTCAAACGACCAGCCCGTCAGCCTGTTGTTTCGGGCTAAGCTGCGCACTTCGGGGTCTGAAATCAAAGCCTTTGCTCGTAGCCCAATAGCATCTTCGTAAAGCTCGACCTCGCCAGTTTCACGGCTTCCCAAAACTCTGTTGTGGTTTAGGTCAATTTCTACGTTGTTGCCTTTTTCCAACGCTCTTTGAAATGTTCCCGGTACAATTTGCTCAACGAACTTCTTTCCCGTTCTGTCTGTGAGTATGCGACTGTCTCGACCAACTGCGTTTACGTATCCCTCGAGCAATACCGCATCGCTGCGGATTTCAACGCTCATTTTCTGGTTCACTCTGCTTTTCACCTCCTGTGATTTTTGTTTGTTGGTTCGTATTCGGCGTGTAGAACGTCTTTGTATTGATGTCGTAGAAAACATCACTTAGCTTCAAACGAATAAAGTCCATACCAAGCGGCGGTTCGCCTTCTCGTGCTCGGCAGTCGTCAGTTAGCAAGATGTTGTTTCTTACTGCAATTTCGTAAGCCTGATAGCGTTTAAGAATGTCTCCACGCAGAATTACTGATGTATCAGCAGCGAAATAGTGTGTTGGTTTTTCGTTTTCGAGCAGAAAATCTTTGTTCAATGCAGCTTCAAACGCTGTTAAGATATGGTTTATCGCTGTCTTGAACATCATTTGCCATACATCGTCAGTCGCTTGTCCGTCAAATATGATTGTTGGGACGCCAAATATGCGGCAAATTTCGGCGGCGTTTGAGCGTTTGTGTTCGTTGAGCTGCATTTCCGTCGATGTTGAGCTAATGTCTTGAAAATCAATGCCAGCGTTAAGAACCATTACGTTTTCAGTCGTATCTGAGTACATCTTCTGCCATGCTGCTCTTAAATCAGCCATTGCTTTTTTGTCAAG